TTTACAAATACAGAGATTCCAAAGTACAGCAAAATGCTGGTGGAATCTAAATTAAAGTCGGAAGAGGAAGTCAAGGAATTAGAAAAATCTGTTCTAAAAAAAGTTAGTGATTTAACAGAACAAATAGAAAATCTATACAAAGTTAATAATATCAAAGAAACTGATATTGATTCTCTTTTAGAAAAAGTCCAAACAACTGTTCAAGAATCTAAAAATCAAACTGGAGAAATCTTTGAATCTTATGCAAGATTGTGCAAAGATTCAAAGAAAAGAGAAATAACAGAAGATAAGAAACTGAAAGCATTTTCTGGTAGGTTAGAAAATTTTGCAGAAAAACTAGAAAAGATTGAAGAAACAACAGTTCAAGATGTTTTAGAACTTCAAGCTAATCTTGACATCAGTACCTCTGCATATCATGACAGATTAAAGAAGGAAGTTTATAAGTTTGAAGAAGATTTAGTTGATCAAATTAAAGATCTTGAGGTCAACTTAAGTACAAATGAAGTACATATTAAGAAACAGAATGAGCATATTGAAAGTATTAAAGAGGAAGTTCGAGACGTAATTAATAAACTTCATATTGATACTATTGAAGAGAAGAATCAGGCTCTTATTAAAAAAGTAAATCACATTGAAGATGTTCTTTCTAAGTTTAGTGAAAAAACACTTCTAACTGAAGATACTCCAATCACTCCAGGAAGTCCAGATACTAAGACTAGTGATCCTCTCACATCATTGGATAAAAATTATGTGACCCTCAAGCAATTGCAGGATCACTATAGACTGTTTGTTAATAGAATTCAGATTCAACTGTCGTCTATTGGTGGCGGTGGTGCTGGATTCATCAAAGATCTTGCAGACGTAAGTTTTGATGAAAGTATAGGTGCAAATAAACTTCTAATCTTTAATGGAACAGAGTGGGTTGGTATTGCTAGTACAGCACTTTCTGGAACTGGAGAAGCCACAACGTTAGTAGATGGTGCAACTGGAGTTAATCTCACTCTCACAGGAAATTTAAGTGTTGGTGGAACGGTAACTTATGATGATGTCACCCATGTAGACTCTATTGGTATCGCTACTGCTAGAAGTGGATTGGAGATTGGTGCCGGAAATATAACCACGATAGTTAAACTTGATGCTGCTACGGCAACAACTACAACAACATCTGAATCTAATATTGACACATTTAATGCTTCAGTCTTTAGATCTGCACAATATCAAATACAAATAACAAGAGGATCCTTGTATCATGTAACAACTTTAAATGTTTTGCATGATGGAACTGATGTTTATATGGCAGAATTTGGAACAATTAAAACAGGATCGACACTCGCAATATTTGATGCTGATATAGATTCTGGTAGTGTTAGAGTCAGAGCAACTCCTGCGTTTAGTTCATCAACAGTATTTAAAATATCAAAAACATTGACAAAAGTATAAATAATAAAAGACTTTCTTTAAAGAGAGTCTAACCTGGTCAACCAGCAAATTCTAAAAATATTATGAAAGAGGGAAAGAAAAACGGAAAATGTAAAGCAGGATCATATTACTGTTATACAGATAAAGTTTGCAAACCAATTCCTAAGGGTTTCATGGTAGATCCAAAGGGAATGCTCCGTAAGGAGAATGGTGCCTCTATCGATGAGGAAGGTCTTCGTGACTGGTTTGGTAAGTCCAAATCAAAAGGTGGTAAAAAAGGTTGGGTTAATGTTGTGACAGGTGGAACCTGTGCGAGCGATAAACCAGGGGAAGGTACACCTAAATGCGTATCATCTGCAAAGAGATCAAGTATGACTCCCGCAGAAAGAAAATCTGCTCAAAGAAGAAAAAAGGCAGCAGACCCCGGACAACAACAAAAATCTGGTGCAGCAAAACCAACTTACGTATCTACTGATTCTAAACCTAAGAAGAAAATGAACAAAGAAGAATTTGTAACTCTACCTCTCCATATTGAAGTTCCATCTTCATTGGATGCATTTAATGCAGGTCTGATGTTCAGGGAAAGTCTAGGCGAAAACTGTGGTATGCTTTTCGTTTTTAACGAATCAGGAGAAAAGTCATTCTACATGAAGAACACCACCATATCTCTTGATATTGCTTTTATCAACGAGAATGGTATAATTGAAACTATTAAAGAATTAGAACCATTAAATGAGTCCTCAATCACATCTGATGCAAACGTTCTCTACGCTTTAGAAGTAAACCGTGGATGGTTTGAGGCCAATAATGTAAATGTTGGTGATAAAATATTGAATATTGACGAAGCAAAAGACAAAAAAGGTAAGAGTAGTGGAAGTAAAGATGCCTGTTACCACAAAGTCAAATCTCGCTACAGCGTATGGCCTTCAGCATATGCTTCCGGTGCCCTTGTAAAATGCCGTAAAGTGGGTGCCGCTAATTGGGGCAATAGCTCAAAGAAAGAAGGATTCTCTCCAGCACAACTTGCTGCTCTAGAATCTATTGGTGCTATTGAAATCAATGAAGCTGGTAAAAAATGTTGGAAGGGTTATAAAAAAGCGGGAACGCAAAAACTTTTCGGAAAGACATACAACCGTTGTGTAAAAGAAAACGAAGAGACCACATCCATCGAGACTGCTGATGGAAAGTCCTTTGTAGAAGTTACGGATGTTGTTGGACCATCAAACATGAGTCCTGTAATTGATTCTAATGGTATTTGGAAAGGAACAGAAGTTCAAGAAGCTGTTCGTATCCCAGCAAAAACTGGAAATATTATTGCAGTATCACTTGTCTGGAAAGGAAAGTATTATATGATTAGAATGTTCTTCCCTTCAGCGTCTAGACCTACCAGATCAGATGTTCAAAATGAGATAGAAAAGGTTTACCCAGGTTCAAAACTATCAACGTTCTCAGTTTCCGATTATGAACCCGGACAACCATTCCTCCAAGTTGCCGAAGGAGCAGCATGGACAAAAAAATCAGGAAAAAATAAAAAAGGAGGCCTCAACGAAAAAGGACGAAAGTCTTATGAAAAGGAAAATCCAGGATCTGACCTTAAAGCACCAAGCAAGAAGGTTGGAAATCCCAGGAGGGCATCCTTCTGCGCTAGAATGAAAGGAATGAAAGCAAAGTTAACTTCTAAGAAAACTGCCAGAGATCCAGATTCTAGAATCAATAAATCACTACGTGCTTGGAATTGTTAATTGAATTATGTCTGATGATGTATACCTTGGTAATCCGAATCTAAAAAAGGCAAATACGCCTATTGAATTTACTCAAGATCAAGTTTTAGAATTTGTTCGGTGTAAAGATGATCCTGTTTACTTTGCAAAAAACTACGTAAAAATTGTTTCTCTTGATGAAGGTCTTATCCCCTTCAAACCATATGACTTTCAGGAGAAGTTAATTAATAACTTCCATGAAAACAGATTTAACATCTGTAAGATGCCTCGTCAGACTGGTAAGTCTACAACTTGTGTGTCTTACTTACTTCACTATGCAATTTTTAATGACAGCGTTAATATAGGTATACTTGCAAACAAAGCAGCAACAGCAAGAGAGTTGTTAGGTAGATTACAAACTGCATATGAAAACTTACCCAAGTGGATGCAGCAAGGCATCATGGTTTGGAACAAAGGTAGTTTGGAGTTAGAGAATGGGAGTAAAATACTGGCAGCATCTACGTCTGCAAGTGCTGTCCGAGGTATGTCTTTTAACATCCTCTTTCTCGACGAGTTTGCATTCGTCCCGAACCACGTTGCCGACTCATTCTTCGCCTCTGTTTATCCTACTATTACTTCTGGTAAAAGTACCAAGGTAATCATTGTATCCACTCCACATGGTATGAATCATTTCTACCGTCTGTGGCATGATGCGGAAAAAACTAAGAATGAATATATCCCAACTGATGTTCACTGGTCTGAAGTTCCAGGTAGAGATGAAAAGTGGAAAGCGCAAACCATTGCTAATACCTCAGAACAGCAATTTAAAATTGAGTTTGAGTGTGAGTTCCTTGGATCTATTGATACTTTAATTGCTCCAAGCAAACTTAGAACATTTGCATATGACAATCCCAAAACTAAAAATGCTGGATTGGATGTTTATGAAGAACCTCAGAAGAAACATGATTATGTTGTAACTGTTGATGTCGCAAGAGGTGTTGGAGAAGACTATTCAGCTTTTGTGGTCGTGGACATTACAACATTTCCACATAAAGTCGTATCAAAGTATCGGAATAATGAAATTAAACCGATGCTATTTCCCAATATTATTTGGGAAGTATCAAAGAGTTATAATAATGCATTTGTTCTTTGTGAAGTAAATGACATTGGGGATCAAGTTGCAAGTATTCTGCAATATGATCTTGAATATCAAAATCTGCTTATGTGCTCTATGAGAGGCCGAGCAGGACAGATTGTTGGTCAAGGATTTTCTGGTAAAAAGACACAACTAGGTGTCAAAATGTCCAAGACAGTTAAAAAAGTTGGATCACTCAATTTAAAAGCATTAATTGAAGAAAATAAATTACTGTTTAATGATTATGAAATTATTAGTGAGTTGACTACATTTATTTCTAAACATAACTCTTTTGAGGCCGAGGAAGGATGTAATGATGATCTTGCAATGTGTCTAGTAATCTATGCATGGTTAGTTCAACAAGATTACTTTAAAGAGTTAACTGATCAAGATGTTAGAAAAAGATTATATGAGGACCAAAAAAATCAAATTGAGCAGGATATGGCACCATTTGGTTTTATGTCTGATGGTTTAGAGGATAATAGTTTTGTTGATGCTCAGGGAGATCGTTGGTCTAATGCATCTGTTGGTGAATATGGAGATATGTCCTATATGTGGGATTACCAGTAATGGACTTAGATGGACAAATACAACTAGGACATCTTTTACTACAAGATAGAAAGTGTAGAATCTGTGGCGAAACAAAAAATTTAATAGAAGGATTTTATAGGACAAGAAAAAATAGAGGACCAGTAGCATCTTCATATTCTTATGAATGCAAAGAATGTACTATAAAGAGAATTATTGAT